GGCGTATTTCTTGTTCATCTTCACTCCTTTGGCGTTGAGCCGCATCTTGTGGTTCTTGAAAATCTTGGAGTCCTCATAGCGCGGGTTCTCCACGAGCGCGAGGTGCGTAAAGGTTCCCGAGGTGATTTCCTCGTCGTAAGGTATGGCGTGATATTCGCCGCCGGGCCCGGTCTGCTCGGACACGTCAAAGGCGCATGAAACGGACCAGCCGCTTTCGACCTTCTTCCTGGCGTCCTCGTTCTCGATCGTGAACTTGCATTCGTACCACCCGGTGTCAGGGTTCCAGTAGGCGTTCGTGACGGTGCCCACGGCGCGGCCGGCGTTCATGATCTCGTCCGGGGATCCCTCGACATGATCGATCGTGACGGGCTTTCCAACGAATGACGGCAGGATCTTGTCCATCGATTCCTTGCGAAGCAGGGCTTTGCCGGCATTCTGGTCCTCGTAGGAAACGAGGCCGGGCTCCCAAAACTGGCAGGTGTATTCCTTCGGGCCGTCGTTTTTCTTCGCGTTCGTTTTTTGGGATTTCAGAATAATGCGGTATGTCATTTTAGGTTCCCTCGTTTTTAGTTTAACTCATCATCGTCAAAGACTGGCTGGGCGACGCACCGGCAGTTGAAGTCCTCGCCGGGGTTTGCGCGGCGGCCAGTGGCTTGGTCCACGATGGGCGGATTGTCCCAGGAAAAAATGCGGCCGTCCAGGTCCTTGTGTCGGTGCCGGACGCGGGCGTCGTGGCTCGTCACCCACACGTATCGGCCAATCCCGATCTTCTCGTAGCGTTCCTGGCGGTATTTCGATAGCAACAGCGACGTTTCCTGCCTTGCGAGGAACTTCGCCTTGTTCTTGGTCACTCCGTACTCGCTCTGGATCGTGTCGACCATTCGCTTTGCGCGGAACCCGGAGAACACGTTCTCGTCCATCTTCTCGCGGAGCCGGTAGATCGCGTCCTTGCGCCAGCCTTTGATGTAATAATTCAGGTTCTTGTTGTATTGCTCTTGCAAGCGTTCCGCGACGCCGCCGTCAAGCTGGGGCTCGATCATGATGTCTTTGGGCGTCACCTTCTGGAACTGGCTGTCCAGTTCCTGCAGGATCTTCTCGACTTTGGGCCCGAACGGGATCTGATAGGTCTCGAGCTGGTCGTTGGCGGCCTCGATCCTGTCGAGCTCGAGCTCAAGCTGTTTTTGAACGCGCTCGGTCTTGAGCTTGCTCGCTGAAACGGCGGCTTTGATGTCAATGGGGAGAGCGGCTAGGTCAATTTTAAAGGATTTTCTGTGTTTGTCCCAGGTCCCCCCAAAATCACGAATGGTCTTTGAGATGCTCGAGCTGAATTGTCCGGTGAAGTATCCGTCACGGTATTGAATCTTCCCGCCGTGGAGCGCGGCGATCAGTCCGGCTTTCGTGTTCCATTTCGCCTCGAGCCCGGTTTCTTCCTCGAGCAGTTCGATAAGCGGACGGTAGATCAGGTCCCAAAGATGAAATTCTATTTCTTCGACGATCGGGTCTGAGTAGCGATCCTTGTCGACGATCGGTTTCAGGCGTTTTTTAATCACAGAACAGCTCCACTTCGAGAACGCTCCAGTAAGAGCCTATCTCGAGGGCTACGGTCGCTTTGTCCGGGCGAAGGCTAAGAGGATCCGATTCAATGCCGAGGATTGTTACGATCGCGTAAAGAACGAGCTCCTTGTCTTTTGGCATCACCTCCGCTTGCTGTTGCCTTTGGGCGCTTCCTCGCGTGCGGAGTCCTGAGGCTGGTCGGTGCTCATGGAGCTCATGGGAACCTCGGGGTCTTTGATCCCCTTCGAGACTTCCGTTTCCATGACAAAAATGCCCTCTTTCTTCAGGGCTTCGCAGTATTCGACAGGGTTCAGAATGCCCTGGCTGTAAAGCGCAGACAGGCGGTTGAACTTGTTCGTCTTGACCGTTTCCTCTTGCTCGGTCGACAGGATCCGGAGGGGCTTGAATTTAAACTCCACGTCTGGCGCGAAGCCGAAAAGCACCCGGCAAGCGATCGGAAGAAGCTCGAGCAGGATCTCGGTCGCCTGGCCCCGGACCTCGCTTTCGATCAGCGCGTTGTAGTTCTCGATGTCGTCCTCGCCGGAGTTGAAGCCGGCGGCGGAAAGCCCGAAGAGTTTCGTCACGGGCATTCTTGCGGCCGCGGCCATGCTTATCCTGTTCTGGTTTAGGATCTCTGGCAAGCCGGAGAAGCTGATCTGCTTCTGGTCGTAGTCGTCCTCTTTGTCGATCGCGAGCATGTTGTGGAAGTTCTTCGTCATGGCGGCCACGCGCAGGAATTCGCTGGTCATGGTCTGCGCGAGCCCGGAGAGTTGCTGGTCGTTGAACCCCTGGATCTTCACCACGTCGATCTTGGCTTCGTCGACGAGCTCGTAGATCAGGTCCTCGTTCTTGAGAAACGCCTGTGCCGGGCGGATCATGCGCTCGATCTCGGACATGCCCCAGCCCTGGAGCCGGGCCCGGATGAAGCTAGGAGCTTCTTTCCCGTTGATCTTGAGCACCCGGCTCTTGTGCATCTTCTGGCCGTAGTAGTTGTACGGGGTCTCGCTCTTGGAAATGGCGGCATAGTTCAGCGTCAGCTCCCAGCGGTCCGCGGCGATCAACGCAAAGAGATCATTCTGCCCGAGGCTGTCCGGCTTGAATTCGGTCTCGGGGTCCTGGTCCGTGTTCAGGATCAGTCCGGCCCCGCCGAATAACTTCGCCCAGCGCATGCCATCCTTCAGCACGGGAATGATGTGCCGGTTCATGTAATCATTCAGGCGCTTCAGGTCCTCGGAGTCCAGCTCGTCACATGTCAGTTCTAGTCCACCTCTGAACGCGTCCTCGACCGGCTGATCGATCGCGGTCTGGATCGGGCCGTGAGTAAAATAGGTATAGCTCAGGAGGATCCGGTTCAGGGAGAGCGGCGAGAAGTTCGCGTCATACGACATGCCGTAAGGGTTTGAAAGCGGCGCCTGGTTCCCGCCCATGAATCCGCCGAACACGCCGGAGAGCATGTCGTTGGCCGGGCTTGGGCTGTAGGCGTTTCGGAGCGCCCTCACTCGGTTCGCGCCCTTTACTGCCTTCACCTTCGCGTTCTTTGCTCGTCGGATCTTTTTCATGATTTCCTCGCTAGTGCGTCGTAGATCGTGGTTTTCTTTTTCATGTATTTTTCGAGAGCGTACCGAGTCGCGTCAGGGCTATGGTCCGAGCCCTCTGCTGGGATCGGGATAACTCGCCCCGTGATCCGGTCCTGCTTCCAGCGCCAGTTCTTGAAATCACTAATGGTTCCCTTGCACCTGGGGTGGATGATAACTTCCTCAAAAGAGCGCAAAAACTGAATGCCATCCTCTACGGATCCTTTCCCTTTCTCCGCGCCGATGATGTTGAATCCCTGGCGCTTTAGGAGCGATATAGTCTCGGGCCGTGCGCTGTCCGCCCGGATCTCCCACTTCGGTCCGCCGAGCGTCCTCCGGCTTTCCGGCACGGTCAGGAAGAAGTTCTCGAGCTCCATCAGCTCGATGCCGTGCCCGTATGCCTCGTAATCGATAAAGAGCTTGGTCCCCTTGATAAAACAACGGAGGAGCACGGTCGGGTCGACCGAGAAGCCAAAGTCCGCGCCGAAGAGCAGGTGCGCGTCCGGCGGGGTCTCGAACGCTTCCACCTTTATTTTACCTCGCATAATAAGCGCTTCTCCGTAGGTCTTGGGGAGCCCGAGCCAGACGTGCTCGTATTTCTCGTAATCGACGCGCTTGTCGTACTCCATCTCCCGGCGCAGGGTTTCAGGGAACCACGGGTTGTCGGCGTAAGTCGAGAACACGATGTTGCTGTCCGGCGGCGGGTTTTTATGGAACCGGATGTAAGTCGCGCTGTTCTCGCTCTCCGAGTTGTAGCTCACGTAAAACTGCGAGCCCTGGGCGCGGATCGTTGGGATCAGCACAGTCCACGAGTATTCGCTCACGGCCTCGGCTTCCTCCACCCAGCACCTGGTGATTCCTTCGATGGATTTGATCTCCTGGATCGCGGTGTGCAGGCCCTTAAAAATAAACTCGGAGCGGAAGATCGGGCAAATGATCGAGTCCTTGAAGATCGTGAAGAAGTCCTCAAGGTGCAGGGCGTAGATCTGGTCCACGAGCAGGCGGTGCACGGAATCGCGGATTGAGTTCTGGTATTCCCTGGTGCAGAGGACGCGCTGGCGGGATCTCGACGCTTCGATCAGGAGCTTACGGGCAATGGTCCAGCTCGCGCCTCTCCCGCGGCCGCCTTCCGCGACGTTGTAGCGCTTGGGCTCAGCGAAGAACGGGTGGAAGATCTCCGGGTATTCGCATTCGATCTTTTCAGGGATCATTCGGTTTCTCCGGCTCCGCCGCTTTCGACGGGCGCACCGGAGCGAACACGGCAGGCGGGATGAAGAACGGCTCCCCTTCGTTCCCGGTGAGCTCTGTCTTTTGCGGGACCTTCCCGATCACGCGCTCGAGCATCTTGTCTAAGGTGTGGAAGTCCCCCTTCTTCATGCATTCCCGGATCACGCTGGCAATGATCATTTCGAGGGCTGTGGCTTCCGGGCGCTTGCTGAAGCGGACGAGCTCGTCGACCGTCATTTTCATCATCCGGCACATAACCTCCGCGATCTCTTTTTTCGTGTAGTTCTTGAGCTCGGCAGGCGCTTCCGGCGGCCGGCCGGTTGGGTTTCCGCTCTGCCCTGGCTTGAATTGGTACGGTTTCAGGTGCTCTGCTGGGTTCTCTCTCATAACTGTTTCACGGCTGTTTTTCTGGCTGTTGGGCCCTGGCATAGACCGCTTCCCGGTCGTTCCCGGTAAAGGTGCACCAGCGTTCGATGATGACGTCGACATAATGCGGATCGATTTCCATGCCGTAGCAGATGCGGGAGTTCTTTTCGCAAGCTATTAATGTTGAGCCAACACCACAAAATGGTTCAGCAACAACCCCATCACGAGATGAACCAATAGATATAAAATGCTCTGCAAATTCAACAGGAAATGTTGCGGCGTGAATCTTATGCCACTCATTCTTTCCTGACGGATTAAGTTCAAAAACATTTGATATGTTGCGAAACTTATTTGTCTTAATCTGCCGAGTAGGATTTAGTTCAGACGAAAATATGTATATAAACTCAAACCTCGAATTTAACACGCTTTCAGCCATGGCGGGTTGACCGCCGCCTTTACACCAAACGGAAACATCAACAAAGTGTGATTTAAACTCATGGAGTAAATCTATAATTGCAATCTTATTGCCAGCCAATGACTGGATATTTATAAACTGATATTGTGAAAATTGCTGATATGTAGATAAAAACAACCTTAGAAACTCAAAATAATCCGATTGCGGTTTATCATCGTTATCGTTTAAATACTTTCGTCCTTTTAGATTCTTATTGCCGCCTAAAGAATTATTACCAACGTTATATGGTGGACTCGTAAACACCATATCCGCTTTCTTCCCGTCCATCAGCAAAGCGACATCCCCGGCATTCGTGGAGTCCCCGCACATCACGCGGTGCTCCCCGAGCTGGTAGACTTTCCCTCGCTCGGCGCGGGCGGTTGCCGGCACGTCCGGGACGTCGTCCTCATCGCCCCCCTTCAGGTCAAAGATGCGGTCGAGCTCTTTGGAGCTGAAGCCGATCGTTTTCAGAAGCTCCTCGTCAAAGTTCGCGAGGGCGTCAAAGTCCCACTCCCCGGTGTTCTTGTTCGAGCGCAGGAGATATTCCCGTTCTTCCTCGGGCGTGAGCATTCGGTTCGGGATCCGGCAGTCGACGAGCTCCTGGCCGCGGCCGAGGATCTGCATGATCTTCAGGCGCTGGTGCCCGGCGAGAATCTTTCCGTTCGTGTTCACGGCCGGGATCTCGACCAGGTTGAACTTCTCGAGGCTGGCTTTCAGCTGGACGGCCTGGGCGTCGGTCATCTGGCGCGGGTTCCCTTCAAACGGGATCAGGTCGTTGATTCGTAGCTTGGTGGTGCTCCATTGCAGGTCGGTCGTTTGCATGCGTCAGCTCCTTTTGATAAATGCGACGGGCCCGGATTCGCTTCCGATCACGATCGCGGGCCAGTATTTTTCTTTTTTGATAAGCTCGTTTACGGCCGGAAGGACGCCGGGTTGCGGGTACTTCGTTCCGTACACGTCGTCAATCACGAGGATCCCTCCGGGGCGCAGACAGGGCTCAAAGAGCAGAATGTCGCGCCGGGCTCCCTCGTAGCTGTGGTCCCCGTCGATGTAGAGCCAGTCCACGGGGTTT